ATTGGGATTTTTATACCCGGAACTGGCTCGACCACAAAGCATTATGCTTGAGCTGGAGTTAATCGAGAACGATTCGGCCGAGCTTGTTTCGCTTCGGGCTGGATCGGCTTACCGAGGTGTGATAAAACCGCGAATTCACACTAAACTGACTGAAAACCCAAGCAAAGGCTTAGATTTTGTCGAATTTTGTGCCAAATTCGGTCAGAATTTGTTGCCTTGGCAAGAATGGTTATCTGAACAGACCCTTCGAGTGTTGCCCGATGGACGCTGGCAGACCCCGGTTAATGGCATCTTAATTGCCCGTCAGAATGGCAAATCGACTTGGATGGCTTGGCAAATACTGTGGCGAATCTTTGGTTTAGAGCAGAAATTACAAGTCCATACAGCTCACAAATTAACTACCTCAGCTGAAATCTTTTACAAAATCTATGGAATTATCACAGAGCATCCTGAATTGGAATGTCAATTAACTAAGAAGCTAGAGGCTCGAGGATTTCAAGAGCTGCAATTCACCGGAGGCAGACGCTATATCGTCCGAGCTAGTAATTCCGCGACTCGAGGCATTTCAGCACCGGATACCATCTGGCTCGATGAAGCTCGGGAGTATCACGACGAAGATGTTTGGTCGTCCCTTCGATATACCCAGATGGCATCGACCAACCCACAAGCTTTTCTACTATCTAACGCGGGAGACCAGCACTCAATCGTTTTAAATAAGATTCGAGAAAGAGCTCTTGCCTCAATCCTGACTGATGACCTAAGTTTGGGCTGGTGGGAATGGTCTGCTCCGCCGGAAATCAAATTCGATGGATCAGCGACATTTTGGGAAGGTGTTGCTCAAGCCAATCCTTCACTCGGACACACTATCCATCCGGACAATATTCGAGCGGTCTTAAATGATCCCGAGGATATCGTCCGGACGGAAGTGCTATGCCAATGGGTTTCGACAATCAACCCAGTCATTCATCCGTCTCAATGGGCAAATTGCGCAGTCGAGGGTCTGCGCCTTAATCAGTCCGCTGATACTTGGCTGGCAATTGATTTATCTCCTGATAGACGGCAAGCGGCGCTGGTCGCGAGTCAGCGAATGGAAAATGACCGATTCCAAGTGCAGCTTCTTCAGACTTGGAATAATCCGGGATATCTGTCCGACAAATTAATCGCAAATGACATTGCGGACTGGTATCGGAAATTCTCGGTTATGAAAATCGCTTATTCGGCGCGAACGGCTAGCGCTGTTGCTGCTCGACTAATACCGGCTGGGCTTCCTTGTGAAGCCATAGACGGCCAGCCTTATGCGACAAGCTGTGATGAGTTTTTATCGGCTATCTCGAGCGGTCGATTAGCCCATTCGGATCAAGAGGAATTGACCCGGCATTGCTTGTCAGCGGTTAGAGTTAATTTTGGCGATGGCGGTTGGATTATGGGTCGTAAAGTTTCGGCAGCTGTGATTACGGGAGCAGTCGCAGCTGCTATGGCCTCCCATTACGCTACTCAATCGACTTCCGGAGTAGATATCATCGTCGCGTAGCACATATGTCCTACAATTAGGCCCAATGGGCGCAGTTAGAGATTTCTTCTTTCCAATATCGAAGCCAAATCGGGTTTCCGATGTCGAAGCAGCATTAACGCCGGTACAAATTTCAGATTCCGTCTATAACATTCTAGGCGGCTCGACTAGTACGACTCGTCAATTAGCTATGAGCGTTCCAGCAGTTGCCAGAGCTCGCAACATAATTTGCGGAACGATTGGCTCACTTCCTCTTACGACTTTCAATCGCATTACTGGCGAATATGTTGATCCTCATCGAGTAATTAATCAGCCAGACCCAAGAGTTGCTGGCTTTGTTATTTACACTTGGTTAGCCGAAGATATTTTCTTATATGGCGCTGGATACGGACAAGTGCTAGAGATGTATTCAGCAACCGATGGCGGACGCGTAAGAGCTTGGACTCGAGTCAGTCCAGATCGCGTAACAGTCGATACAGATTTTAAGAATACAACTATCACCGGATATAAGGTCGATGGAATGTCAGTACCCAATTCGGGAGTTGGTTCGTTGATTCGTTTTGATGGTGGCGATGAGGGATTCTTACATCGAGCTGGCAAGACTGTAAATGCAGCGGTGTATTTAGAGAACGCCGCTGTTACTTATGCCAAAGACCCAATGCCTACTCTCGCTCTCAAATCAACCGGCACAAATCTTCCAGCTGAAAGAATTCAATCGTTGCTTAATGCTTGGCGTACTGCTCGCCAATCGCGAGCAACCGCTTTTCTAAATGCCGATGTCGATATCAAAGAGATTGGTTTCGATCCAAAGTCATTACAGCTCACCGAGGCGCGTCAGTATGTCGCACTAGAATTGGCTAGAGCTGCGGGAATCCCGGCTTACTTCTTGAGCGCCGAGACGACTTCAATGACTTACTCGAACGCGGTTAGCGAACGGCGCTCATTAGTTGATTTCTCACTTCGCCCAATATTGAAGGCGATTGAGGAAAGGCTATCCCTTCCGGACTTTGTACCTAATCCGGTTATGGTGCGCTTTGATCTTGATGATTTCCTACGCGGCAACGCTTTAGAACGCGCTCAAGTGTATGAAATTCTAAACCGCATCGGCGCGATGAGCGTTCAGCAAATTCAACGCGAGGAGGACTTAATCCCTAATGAAAATTAATTTACCTATGGCGATTACCGCTGCCGATTCAACTAAGCGGACAATCACCGGCAAAATTGTGACTTGGAATGAGGAAGGTAATACCTCAGTCGGTCGTACAGTTTTTGCATCGAATTCAATCGAGCTTAAGAATGTTAAGTTGTTGCTTGAGCACGACCGCACCCGTCCAATTGGCAAAGTTGTTGAATTTACCGAGACAAAAGACGGCATCGAGGCAACCTTCAAAATCGCCAACACTATGGCCGGAGAAGATGCTTTAGTTGAAGCATCTGAGGGCTTGCGCGATGGCTTTTCCGTCGGCGCAATGATTAATGAATGGACAAATGACAAAGGCGTTATGAAGATTACTAGCGCCAGCCTCGAGGAAGTTTCGCTGGTTACTGATCCAGCGATTGATTCGGCTCGCGTAAGCGAAGTCGCAGCTTCAGAAAATGAAGCACCAAAAGAAGATTCTGAGCCAGCAACCGCTGAGCCAGATAAACCAACCGAAGGAGAACAAGTGTCAGACACTACCGCTCCAGCTCCTACCGAAGAAGCGGTAGAAGCTGCAAAGGTTCAGTCCGTTGAGGCAGCTCGCCCAGCGTTCTTTACCGCTCCTCGCCTTGAATTTACTAAGGCGAAATATCTCGAAAACAGCATCCGCGCTAAAGTGTTTAACGATGATGCTGCTCGTCAGTATGTTTTGGCTGCTGATGACACCACAAGCAACAATGCAGGATTAGTTCCGACTCGTCAATTGACCGAGGTAATCAATCCGCTTTCAACTTCTGATCGTCCAGCTGTTGATGCCATTTCTACTGGCGTTCTTCCTGATGCTGGTATGAGCTTTGAAATTCCAAAACTAACAGCAGTTCCATCAGTAGCAGTTGAGACTGAAGCCGCAACAATTGACGAAACCGGAATGACTACCGCTTTTGTAACAGTTGATGTCAAGAAATACGCCGGAGCGCAAACCTTCAGCGTAGAGCTCCTAGACCGATCAAGTCCCGTCTTTTTTGACCTTTTGGTTCAGCAAATGGAGGACGCGTATGCTTACGCAACCGACAATGCGGTTCTGAATGGCCTAATCGCTGGCGGAACAGACGGCGGAAATCGCACAATGTCAAATGTCAATTTCCAAGACTTCATTTCTGATGCGGCAGTTTCAATCTACACAAATACAAAGCGATTCGCTCGCAACATTCTCGCATCCACCGGACAATGGGGAGCGATTATGAACCTCGTAGATGGAAATAACCTTCCTCTCTACACCAACTTAATCAACCCACAGAATCGCGGCGGTGGAGTTTCACCGGCATCACTTCGCGGTAATGTTCTTGGTCTTGATTTCTATGTCGATCGCGCACTTGGTTCCGGCGTAGGCGATGACACTCTCATCGTTGTAGATCCAACTGCTTACCAATGGTTCGAGTCCAGCCGCTTCCGTTTAGAGACACAGCTCGCAGCAACCGGACAAATCCGCGTTGCTTACTACGGCTATGGCGCTCTAGCAACAAAGGTTGGCGCTGGCGCTTACCTATGGAAGGTCGCTTAGTAGTAATTTAGTAGTGACGGCCAGTCCGCTCCCGAGCTGGCCGCTCACCCATTAGAAGGAAGGATAGGAAATGCCCTCGATCGTATTAGCCTCTGAGCTGAGGACAATTTTGGGCGTTTCCTCATCCCTGTATAACGATGCTTATTTAAACGACATTATTGACACCAGCGAAAACATTATTCTTCCAATGCTGGTTACATTTGCTTCGGACATCAAAGCCGTCAAGCTCGAGGACAATATTGCTTACTTTACTACCTCAACAATTCACGAATTCACCGAAGGCCAATCCGTCGTAATAACTGGCTGCGGATCACCATTTAACGGCACTCGCACAGTTACCGACGATGAAATTACCGATTATGTATTTACCGCAGCTATCACTAATGCAGATATTTTGGAAAAAAACATTATCCCAGCCGGAAAAGCTACGCTCTCTGGCGCATCTACCTATGTCGGAAATGCCAATGTCGAGTCTGCAGTATTGGCAGTTGCCGTTGAAGTCTTTCAATCCAGAACCGCCGCTGGCGGACAGATAGAGGGAGTGGATTTCGCCGTTACCCCTTTCCGGCTTGGCCGCTCCCTCTTCAATCGAGTAGCTGGATTACTCGGGCCATATATTGATACAGAAACGATGATCGGTTAATGCCATCGTCAATTTCATCTGATGTCCGAGGAGCAATTAAGACAGCTCTAGCCGGAGTTACCGCAAATGTCTATGACACAGTACCGGAAGCTCCAATCGTCCCAGCTGTAGTAATCGTTCCCGATTCGCCTTATATGGAACTTGAGACAATTGGTCGCGCCAATGTCCGCGTTAATCTTAATTACACCATAACGGCTTGCGTTGCGTATTTCAGCAACGCGGCTTCTTTAGATAACCTTGAGAAGCTTGTTATTAGTATTCTTAGCGCCTTATCCGCGTCTAAGTATGAGCTCTCGACAGTCGAAAGGCCGTCGGTAACTCAGGTAGGGACAACGACCCTATTAGTTTCAGATATCCGCTTGAGCGTCCGCTACGAGCAAACCGCATAAGGAGATCAAATGCCAACAACAGTAATTACTGGGCGCGATGTCACCTTTACACTTGACACATTTACTTATGATGCTCAAGCGACATCAGCCGTCCTTTCCTGCGATACCATTATTGAGACTTATCAAACTCTGGATGGTCGCGCTTACAAGTCCGTAGATAAGCAATGGACTTTCACCATCGAACTACTCCAAGACTGGGGAGCTACTGGCTCACTATTTGAAGCAATGTGGGCAGATGCCGAAAACGCACCTAACACCACACTCGCCGTCAGCTTTACCGCAGTATCCGGCGCAGTATTTGCTTTCAATGTCCTTCCAATCTTTCCAAGTGCCGGTGGCGCAGCTCCCGGAGCTTTGACAGATACTTGGACAATGACAGTAGTAGGAACACCAACAGAAACATTTAGTTAAGAGATCGGAGCATCGGGAGATGAAGTTAAATATCACAATTAAATACACAAATGGCGAAGTGGAAACCTACACCGCAGGGCTTCCCGAGTGGGCTAAGTGGGAACGGAAAACTGGCAAGTCGATCTATAAAATGACCGACATTAAGGAATACCAGCAGACCGATTTCTTATTCTTAGCCCACAGCGCCTATGTCAGAGCCGCTGCTGGCAAGCCAGTTAAAAGCTATGACATCTGGGAAGTAACTGTCGATGAATTAGTTATCGGAGACGCTGAGAACCCAAAAGCTACCCAGCCGGAAGCCTCAATCGACTCCTAATCGAGTTGGCTATTGCAACCGGCATCCCAGCCCAATACTGGGAAAACGCGGAAGATTTATTAACGGCCGTAGAGATACTGGAGAAGCGGAATGGCGGTAAATGAGCCAATCACCTACGACAGAGCAGAGCTCCGGTCTATTCTTAAAGCTTTTAAGGCTCTTGATGATGAAGCTGTTGATGAAGCTAAATCTGCGAGCAATGCGCTGGCTCAATTCGCAGCCGACAAAATCAAACAGACCGCCTATGGCAGATTCGTTTCCGCCGAAGCTGTTCGACGAGTCGCCGAAGGTGTTCGCGTCTCGAAGTCAAGCAAAATTGGAGAATTCTCCTATGGCTTTGCTTCTCAGCGTTTTTCAGGTGGCGGTAATACACAAATCCTCTGGCCGGGTCTTGAATTCGGATCTAATCGTTATAGCCAGTTCCCCCGACGCACTCCCACCAAAGGCCGCGGAAATTCTGGCTACTTCATCTATCCGACACTTCGCAAAATTCAGCCTGAATTAGTGAGACAATGGGAAGATGCTTTTGACAAGATTCTCAAGAAATGGGATGACTAATGGCCGGTAGTAGAACCTTAAAACTATCCATCCTTGCTGATGTTGATGATTTAAAAAAGAAGCTGGACACCGGATCAAAAGAGGTCGAAGGCTTTGGCGGTAAATTAGAAAAGTTCGGCAAAGTAGCCGCAGCCGCTTTTGCTGCTGCCGCAGCCGCAGCTGCCGCGTATGCCGCTAAGTTAGCCATCGATGGTGTTAAAGCCGCCATCGAAGATGAAGCGGCACAGAATCGTCTAGCCAATGCACTTAAGAATGTCACGGGAGCTACTGAGGATCAGATTAGCGCGGTTGAAGAGCAAATTAGTAAATTATCGCTCGCCAACGGCGTTGCTGATGACAAACTGCGTCCGGCTTATCAACGATTAGCCACAGCAACCGGAGATTTATCTAAAGCCTCGGGCGCTTTGACTCTAGCGCTTGATATCAGCGCTGCAACTGGAAAAGATGTTGAAGCTGTCAGCAATGCTCTTGGTAAGGCTTATGAAGGCAATACCACAGCTCTAGCCCGACTTGGAATCGGTATGAGCACAGCCGAAATAAAGACTCTCGGTCTTGACGGCACAATGCAACAATTGGCAAAGACTTTTGGCGGAGCTGCAACAGTTCAAGCAAATACTCTTGAAGGCCAGATAGCCAGACTAAAGGTCGGTTTCGATGAGGCTAAAGAATCAGTCGGCGCTGCACTATTACCGATGGTTCAAAAGTTTATGGATTATATTGTTAATACTTTGATTCCAATGTTGCAAAAGGCTAAGGCAGCGGCTATCGATCCAATTGTTACTGCGTTTAATAATAACCGAGAAGCCTTAGAAGATTTGTGGTTCTTTACTAAGACCTACCTAGTCCCCATATTTGAAGGCGCTCTGATTGGAGCAATTACAAATGTCGGCAAAGCTGTTGCCGGAATCATCAACATTATTGGCACAGTCGTAAATGCAATTAAAGGCCTAGTAAGCGGCGCGATAGATGCCATCAACAAGATTATTGAAGCTTACAATCGAATCCCATTGCTTCCGAATGTCCCAACAATTTCAAAGCCAAGTTTAGGTAGCTCTACTGGAGGCGGTGGAAGTATCACCCTTCCCGGTGGTGGCGGTACTGTGACAGTACCTAGTCCGAGCGTTGGTGGTTCTACTGGAGGTTCAACTTCTAGCGGATCATCAGCTGCTACTAGTGGCGGTGGAACATCAGTCGCTACTTCGGTCGCTAAGACAGCCGAAAAGGTTGCCGAGAAGGTTGCCGAAGCTGTGATTGATTGGATGCCCACCCGAACTGGAACTGTCGCTGGATTTAGAGCTTTCGAATCCGGAGATGTAATCAATATGCCCGGAATCCCTTCTAATTTTGATGTCGCTCGAGTTCGCGCAGCTGAATCCGGAGTCACAATTGTCGTCCAAGCCCCAAGCGCGATTGATGAGGAAGGCTTTACAAGAGCTGTCGTAAATGCGATGAATCAGACTCAAGCCAGAACTGGCGGAGGCGGAAGTCAGCTAGTCCTATGACCCTTTGGAATCCTGAGTACCGAATAAAGGTCAATGGATCAACAAAGACCTCAGCAACTCTTAGTGGTTTAACAATTACCTCGGGTCGGATAGATATTTATTCTCAGCCCATTGCTGGTTATTGCAATTTGACGCTAATTGAGACTAATGAAGCGGCAGTCGATTATGACATTAATGACTCAGTGACAGTTGAGGTAAAAGATTCAACCGGAACATTCGTCAATCTCTTTGGCGGGTTCATTACCGATTTAACTGTTCAAGTGCAGACATCTGGTTCAACGGCTACCAGTCAAAGAATCAACATAATCGCAGTAGGCGCATTAGCTCGATTAAGCCGAGCTGTATTTGAAGGCAATTTAGCTAGCGACTATGACGGCGACCAGATTTACGCAGTCTTGGAAGGCATCCTCTTTGATCAATGGAATGAAGTACCAGCAGCGACTCAATGGAATACTTACGCGCCGACCACTCAATGGCAGGATGCGGAAAATACAGGATTAGGCGAAATCGACAGACCCGGTGATTATGACCTTGATTCTCAAAGTAACCTCAATGACACCGCATATAACATTGCAGCTCGCCTAGCAACATCTGGTCTCGGATACCTTTATGAGGATGCTCAGGGCAGAATTGGTTACGCTGACTCAACTCATCGAAGCCAGTATCTAGCGGCTAATGGGTATGTTGATTTAGACGGCAATCACGCCTTTGGCCCGGGGCTGGCAATCATTAAACGCGCTGGCGATGTCAGAAACGCTATAACCATCGCATATACCTCGTCAGGCAATTCCACCCACACCGAGGAAGATGCGGCCTCTATTGCCCTCTACGGCCAATTAGCGACCACAATTTCGACCACCCTCAAGAATCAGACCGATGCTGAAGATCAAGCACTCTTTTACCTCGACTTAAGAGCTTACCCACAGTTTCAATTGCGTCAGATTTCCTTCCCCGTTGGATCAACCGAAATTGACAATACTGACCGGGATAGCCTTCTCAATGTCTTTATGGGTATGCCAGTGAATATCCAGAACCTGCCCGGCAATATGGTCAATGGAGAATTTCAGGGATTTGTAGAAGGTTGGACTTGGACAGCCTCACTTGGTCGTTTAGACCTATCGATGAATGTTTCGCCGGTAGCCTTCTCGCTACAAGCTTTCCGTTGGAACAGCGTCCCAGTTACCGAAGCTTGGAACACCCTATCTACCACACTTGAATGGATTGACGCTACAATCGTCGCCTAAAGGAGAAATATGCCAACAACAAGTAATTTCGGCTGGACTACCCCAGCGGATACCGATTTGGTCAAGGATGGTGCAGCTGCAATCCGCACTCTCGGCAATGGTATCGATACAAGCTTGGTCGATCTCAAAGGCGGAACGACTGGGCAGATATTAAGTAAGAATTCAAATACTGATCTTGATTACACTTGGGTAACTCCAAATGTTGGAGATATTACCGAAGTCCAAGCCGGAACAGGTATTTCAGTTGCTTCGGGCACTGGCCCAATTCCAATAGTCACCAATACAGTCGCAACTACCTATGACGCGAAGGGCGACCTAGTAGTCGGCACAGGCGCGGACACATTCGCCAAGCTTACAGTCGGTACAAATGATTATGTTCTTACAGCCGCCAGCGGGGAAACTACTGGAATGAAATGGGCAGCATTGCCAGCATCCACTCCGACTTTTGTTGGTTGCGATTTAAGAAAAACGGCAGTCCAATCTATTTCAAATAATACTGCTACCGCATTGAGTTTCGATTCCGAAAATTTTGATACAGATGGTTTTCACGACAACTCAACAAATAACACTCGTATTACCATTCCTGCTGGTAAAGGCGGTAAATATTTATTTACATATTTAGTAAGATTTGCTGGCAATAATTCTGGCCGCCGAGATCTAGCATTACAAATAAACGGAACACAGGGCGCGAATTTAATGCGAGTTCAAATGCCAAGTGATTCTGGATTGGCAACAATTTACAACGCAAGCGCATTGTTAAATTTAGTGGCAGGAGATTATGTAGAAGCCGTTGTTTATCAAACCAGCGGTGGTAGCCTGAATGTTGAATATGACACAGCTAGTCAAATTGCCGCGACTACTCGTTTTGGTTGCACTTATTTAGGAGCGTAAAATGGAAAAGGATTTATCATTAATAATTGCCGAGTATTATCCTGAAATCGACCCAATCAAATCTGATTATCTTGAGTTGGGAATTTATTTAAGAGATGATGGAGATGGTATTCAATATATCGACGCTTGGAACTATGAAAAACCTTTACCTCCTGGCCTTAAACTTGGCAAATAATGGCTAAGCTTTGTAAAGCCGGTATTCAGTTAAGAGAACAAATTGATGACGATTATCCTGATCGCGATAGGCGCTCTGACGGCTGGATTGCTGACGCTAGGCATATTGCTAAGGGCAATTCTGACCATATACCAGACGCTCGAACAGGAATCGTACGAGCTTTAGATATCGATGCTGATTTAGGGGCTCACAAGGAAGAAGCTTTTGCCCTAGTCGAGAAGCTGAGGAAACTAGCCAAGCGCGGTGATAAGCGCATTAAATATTTAATTTACGATGGTCGGATAGCCTCCGGTATAATGAACTGGAGATGGCGTAAGTATCGAGGGGCTAATCCTCATCGATCTCACTTTCACATCAGCTTTACCACTCTGGGAGATAAAGACGATAGTTGGTTTGACCTAGAAGGAGAGCGCAATGAAGCAAGACCTAAAGAGAGCGGCCGAGAGCTGGCTAAAAACATTTCTAGCGACATTCCTAGCGACTTATCTCGCAGTCGGCTTCGATGTGGAGACGATGGCAAATGCTGCTATTGCTGCCGTATTGCCGAGCATCATAAATTGGCTTAACCCTTCCTACGAGCGTTACGGCAAAGTCCGGTAATGCCTACCGAGGTCGCCGCGTTTATTGCATCCGTTCTCGGATCAATTGGCCTCCTAATAGCCGGACTTAGATACATCATAAAACTTGAGAATCTTCCGCTGATTTCTCGACTTGATAAGTTAGAATCTACCCTTGAGACAGCTCTACGGGAGAGGGTAGTAAGTGCCAGCACAAAGAAAGCGCGCCGTTAAAAAGGCTAAAAAGCCTACAAAACGCCGTAGAATCAGCCCTAAAGAGCCTCCTACAAAATTAGATTACTGGGCGATTGCTTGCCAAGAGATTTACAAATCTTGCCGTAATGCCGGGATGGATGAAGGCACAGCTCTTGCTTTCGCTATGGATCGTAGCTCTTGGCCAGACTGGGTAATCGACAGTAATGACCCAATCCGCAAAATAGGTTGGGAAGATGGAGAAGAGGACATCTGACCTACTTTCGGGAAGTTGAGCTCTTTGAGGCGCTTAAGGCCGAATATCCAGACCTTACGCCACTATCAGCGACCGACCGATGTGATGGGGTAACCCATAACGCTTTTATCGAAATGAAATGCCGTAGGACGCATTACGACCGCTTGATGATTGAGAAGCACAAGTGGGATTATTTGGCCGATATAAGGGCTAGAACGGGCTCTAGGACGCTTTATATCAATGCAACCCCATCTGGGGTCTATGAGTTTGATTTGGGGGCTCTAAACGAGCCTGAGTGGGTTTTAAAGGTACTTCCAACAAAGACCGATTTTGCCAATAGCGAGAAGGTTGAGAAGCCAGTTGGCTTTCTCCACATCGAGGAATCTAGGCTGTTGATTATTTGATCTATGAGGTCGAGGATATCCACAGAACCATCGACGACCATATCGATTTATTTGACGACACACCGCAGTTGATATTGCGGTAATTCGATTTATTCCCCTAGGCTGAAGCCCTAAATCCATTTAGAGGGTTTAGAGATAGGGAGCAAATGATAGAAAAACCCAAGGTAATTTCATTTGATACCAGAGCGCAAGCTTGGACAGATGGAACGCACTTTGTCGCTGGAACGATTATCCGGCGGTACGCAATAGCAAATCTAGGCCGCAAAGATACTCGAGGCCGATTGGCAAGGGCTGAAATTTCAGCGTATTTCCTTGACACATATGGGGTGAATGCTGATGTCAGATAATCAAATTCTGTTTCTGATGATTGCCATTCCCACAGCGATAACTTGGACGCTAATGATATGGGCAGAAAACCGAGAGGCTAAGGCCTTTCAGACTGGCTATGAGAGGGGCTTGAAAGATGGACGAGTTATCGGATCGAGGGCTTAATGAATGGATTGAAGAAGCCCAATCTACTCTTAACGACCGGGGATTCGAATATGGTGATCCGAGGGACAACCTACTACGCATTTACAAGCTATGTCGCGCCCTCGGTATTCAGCTCAGAGACCCATCTGAATTGGCATTGGTGTTTATCGCGACCAAACTCTCAAGAATGGTGGAGAGCCCAATGCGGGAGGATTCGTATCTCGATCTCATTGGATATTCCTCTATCTTGGCTAGAACCCGATTTACCGATTGGAGCGACTTTGGCTCTTTTGAGGAATAGCAATATGAATCAATACTGCGATTATTGCAAGATGCGATATTCCCATCTATCAAGAAGTGGGGAATTACATCCATTAGCCCGAAAGCCAGCCTATTGGAAGATTATTAGTGAGCATCCGAAGCGTAAAGGCCAAATCCGCTTTTACTGCCTAGAGTGCGCAGCTGATATTCAATCTTGGCCTGATGGCACTTTCTATTCATTAAAAGAGCAGTTACAAGACGCGCTGAAACAAACAGCGGAACAGGAGAAATTAGATGTCAGACTTCCTTAAGGACTATGTTGGAGTCCAAGATCGTTTAACACAGTTCATCAAAGATTATCCAGATTACCGAATCAAAACCCATTGCCTAGCCGAATCACTTGTAAAGGAGTGCGATGTCTATATCGTCAAAGTTGAGTTATATCGAACTGAAGCTGACCCGAATCCTTTTGCTACGGGCTTATCAACGGAGTCAAAGAGCAAGCAATATGCATTGGAACTTGCAGAGACGGGCGCTCTGGGCAGAGCTCTCAACTTTGCTGGATATTATGCAAAGCCGCGAACCACTTGGGTATCACACCAAAAGCCAATCGAAACGACCTCCGCTAAGTTAGCCGAATTCGTAAAAGAACAGCGCCCAGATGATCCAGAGCCAATTCACCATAACATCGAGCACCTAATCGAAACGCTCGGGGCTGAGATTGCTGATGAAGTGCCTATCTGTAATCACGGCGCAATGGTGTTAAAGACCGGCGTTAAGGATGGCAATGAGTATCGCGGATGGGTCTGCCCGTCTCGAGACCGGGATGCTCAATGTCCAGCTAAATGGATGAAGATTGACTCAGATGGTAAATGGGTTTTTAAGAAGTGAATCTAGATATCCATCCATTTAAGTGCTCGAGCTGTAAGGCATCAACCGCCCATCGGCTAGTAAGGACTTATGACTGCCAAGAAGTGCCGGAAGCGCCTCCCGAAGTTTGGCTGGTTGAGTGCCAGCGATGCTTTGAGATGCGGATAATCTACCCATCTGAGCGGATAGCCAGTAAGGAAGATGACATCATCCGATGCGTTCAATGTGGCAATTGGAAGATGAAGGCCGCTAGATGCCGGATTTGCCGGATAGCAAGTGGGGAAGAGACAATTAAACGCCGG